ATGTATTTATGGGCTGGATGAAATGACACCAAAAGAAAGACGTGATGCCATAGAGGAGCTTACCAAATCAAATGGCTGGACAGTTTTAAAAGAAGAAATGGAAAAATCTATATTACAGGCGGCATACCAACTATCGGACAACCCGACAATGACGCCTGACGAAATGCACTTTCGGCGTGGCTCTATGTGGGCTGCAAGAAAGTTTATCGAACTCCCTGAGGCAATCAGTGCCGTTATTAATAACGACATATTGCTCGATGCTGCAAACAGGGGGGAACTTAAATCGGAAGAGCGCTACGGCCCTCAACCACAATAATCCCGCTACGGCTGGAAGGAGAGTAAAATGGCAGAACAAGATGAACAACTAATCGCGCAGATGGCCGCACAACAATTGGGCGCTCCGGCTCCTGAAGCTGCACCACAGCAACCCGCCGCCGACCCTGCAAAAGAAGAAACACCCCCGACTAATCAAGAGAAGGTTCAGGAAGCTGCAAGCCCTGAGACTGAAGGTGATAAGCAAAGGGAAGAGTCCTTTATAGAAGTCGACTTCGGAGATGGACGCAAAGAAGTCATGTCATCATCACAAATCGCAGGGATGACAACACGGTATAAAGACCTCAATCACAAAAACGCAACACGGTTTAAACCAATGGAACCAGCTATTGGTCTGCTTGAGAACATCATGGCAAATGCGAGAGCAAATGGTGCGAATGTTTCAGGCGAAGACATGGCTCAGTTTCTTCAAGCCGCAATAGAAGGGTACACAAGAAACCCTACGATGGGAGACCAGCAAGACCCAACGCCTGACCGTCCTGACGGAAGCGACTTCAATGGACAGATGGATGCTGAAATCGAGCAATGGGAGAGAGAGAACGCTGTTACTCTGCCTCCGATGTATCGACAAGGCTTCAAGATGATTCAGCAACTGATGCAGGAAAACCAAGCCCTCAAGAACAACATGGGTGGTTTGATACAACAGGCACAGGCTCTTAACCAAGAAGCTACACAACAAGCTCAAGGTGCAATGCAAGCTGGTGACAATGCCTATCGACAACAAGCTGCTAACAATCTGAACGAAGCGCAGACTGCACTGCAATTACCTGACGAAGCAGAGCAAGACTTCTTCGACTTCGCTTACGGACGTGGCTACACTGTAGAAGACTTTATTGACCGCGACTTAACTATGAAGGTCATGCAAGACTTCGCAGCTAATCGTGCAACCCCAGAAATGGAAAGACTACGCGCTCTTAATGCAAAACGGCAAGCATTTACAGGAGCAACAACGTCTACACCATCAATGGGCAACACAACTGCACCAAGCCCAGAAGACGAATTTATGAACGCTGTCACAGCGCAAGCTATGCAAAAACGAGGCTTATCATAGGAGAGTGCTAAAAAAACACAGACTGGGGGACGACAAGCGCCCCCACGACAATGTTTAATATCAGCAGGGATTACTAAGCGCCACGGCTCCGAACCTCCCGATGAAACTGAACGGACAGAAGTCTTTGATGCTGTAGCCAGAGAAGACAATCACTGCCCTTAACCACGAAACCTTTTTTTCTAATGGAGGGAAAAATGACTGCAATAGCAGGACTTCGTGGGACTGGTCAGTTTACAACTGACTTCCGTCCCACAAATTATCGGGAGCTTTTCACGCTTCTCGAACCAAACGGAACAGCACCTTTGCAAGCTTTGCTTTCAATGGCTGGCTCCGAGGCAACTGACGACCCTAAGTATAACCACTTCAGGGATGAATTGCCTGACCGAAAATTGACTGTTGACGGTGCTGTAGCATCTACTTCAACCGCGTCAGTCACTGTAGATGCTTCTGACGATGAGGCATTTGTTGTACCCGGCACTATCCTCATTAACGTGGATACTGGCGAAATGATGAGGGCAACTGCTGCGCCTGACGGAAGTCATGCAATCGCTGTAGCTCGAAACATTGGCGGTACGACTCACCAAATTGCAGACGGTGCAAACATCATCATTGGCGGCCATGCCGACTCTGAAGGTGGAACATCACCAACTGCTGTTAGCTTTGACCCAACAACTGACTTTAACTTCACGCAGATTTTCAAAACTGCTGTTCAGGTCACAGGGACTTTGCAAAACACTTATCTGCGAACTGGTGATAAGGAACAGGAGCAGCTTACAAAAGCCCTTAAGCTCCACATGTCCGATATTGAACGTGCTATGTTCTTCGGCAAGCGTCACGAAGAGAACGGTTCAACCGCTTCTCCGACCAGATATACAGGTGGTTTGACTAACTCTATCACCAATATAACTGACGGCGCGACTTATGGTGCAACCAACAATGTCATCACTGAGAAAGAATTCGATAGGCTTCTTATCGAAGACATCTTTGCGTTCGGTTCAGCCGAAAAGGTTGCTTTCTGCGGCGCAAGGGTAATCTCAAACTTGATGGAAATTGGTAAGAACCGTTGGCAGCCAACTCAAATTGATAACGCCTACGGCGTGTCATTGAGTCGGTATACAACTTATGCAGGCGACTTGCTTGTATACATGCACCCAATGTTCCGACAAGTGCCTAACATGGACAAGGAAATGATTATCCTCGACATGAACGAGCTTAAGTATCGTTACATGCAAGGTAGGGATACTCAGCTTGTAAGAGATGTCCAAGCTCGTGATTTCGACGGCGTCAAGCACATGTATATGTCAGAGTGCGGTCTCGAAATGACACAGGCGAAGGTACACCATCGTATCAAGGGTTGGCAGGCTGTTACCGCATAGGGACGACTCTATACCCGAATAACCTATAGAATGGGGGCTGTAGCAATACAGCCCCTATTTTTTTGGAGTACACAATATGAAATCAAAGACAAGAGTAATGGAACGTACTGAAGCGACTAAAGTCGCCAAGTCAAATAAGATACAGAAATCTGCTGCGTCTGTGCCACCAAAGAAGGACCATGTCCTTTTTGTATCGGCAGAACCGGAAGTGATGCAGTTTCCTATCACAGTAGTTGGCGAAAAAATCAACGCACTCTGGGACAACGAACATGAACATCTTGTTTGGAAAGTACCTAACAAATTGGTTGAAAGGTTTTCCATGCACGAGCATGTAGTCAAAGGGCGTATTGTTCGCGAAGGAGATTAAACGATGTCTTACCACGGCTCTTCTTCATCATCGAGTAGCTCGTCAAGCAGTTCTTCAAGTAGTTCTTCCAGTAGCTCATCAAGCAACTCTTCAAACAGTTCTTCAAGTAGCACTGCGAATAACACATCAAGCAGCACTGACTACGCACCTCGTGTTTACAAAGAGTCGGAGATTAAGGGTCGTAGACCTGATGCAGATGAGCCGACTAGAACTGTAGAAGGCGTCGTTGAAGTAGGAGCTATTGACCTTAAGTCGACACTCGATGCAAACAACGCTCAATCTTCGGACAAGGCACACCGTGACCACCAGATGGAGAAACCGCAGAGAAACAGATTTTCTGCGAATAACCCTCACTTAAATTCACCCTACTCACCATTAGAGACTGTGGTTCTACAGTCCTTGCGTAGGTATGGTGACATGCACCCCGGCACAGTTGATGGGGAAGTCATGATGATGTTTGTAGAATTTGCAAACCTTATCATTGAAGACTTGCGTGGACATCCTTACTGGGACAACCCAGAAATAGATTACTACACCCACCCATCAGAAATAAGAGATATACCAGACAACATCATGGTTGCTGGTCTCTTGTACCACTATTCTGTTCAACAGCAGTCGAACAAAATTGAGGCTTACGGCCCAATGTACTTTAAGATGATGAACCGCATACTTTACCAGAAGAAGTACGGCTCTGGTAAGATTGAGCTTTCTCCGTGGGATAAATCGCAAAAGCCAATCGGAGTACAAAACTACGACACAAGGAGAGGCTAATTGTCCACAACGTATGCACCTTCTGGCGTTAACATAAAGGTCTACCCTTATGAAGACTTTCAAGGCATCGACGCTTCGAGAGACCCCGGCGCACTCGACACAGGCCAGAAACAACACATGGTCGAAATCGTTGACGGTTTCGCAGATTGGAGAGGAACGCTCGTTCGAGACCCCGGCGCGGAACAGCGTGCTGCGGGCAATAAATACATCAAGCGTCTATCGTTCTTTGGACGCGACTTGGCTGTCTGGGCGCAAGTGGACGGCGGAGGGACAACGCTACGGTCTGAAAGAGACCACGTCAAAGAAGAAGTTTATCCCCGTGCGGCTGTGGTCACGTCCACAGTTTTTAACAACAAAGTTGTTTTTGTCTCAAGAGACTTCGGGATGTACCAGTACGACGGCTTCTCATGGAAAGAAATAAACGCAAACTCTGACCCTCGCCCAGCTTATGCTGTATCAATCCAGCGTCGACTAGCGATTGCTGGTATGCCGGGAAAACGTACAATCATCGACTTTAGTCGCGTAGACAAAGAAGACGTATTTACTGACGATGAAGACGACAACGCTTCACAAGTAACAAAAGCTGCCGATATTGATGTTGGTAACATTATTGGTACTGCTGATGAGATAAAAGGTCTTGGTGTTTTTGAAAACTCACGACTTGCTGTTTTTACCAACGACCAGACTCTAGTCTACCAGCTACACCCCGACTTCACGCAATGGCAAATTGACGACAAAGCAAACATCAAGACTGGCTGCATCAGTCACAACACGATAACTCAGGCTGGAGCCGACTTGCTTTTCTGTTCAAGAGACGGAGTTCATTCTCTGCGTCGTTCAGAAACAAACGGTATCACAATCTACACTGTGCCTATGTCGAATAAGATTGACCTTATTTACCGTGATTTGCTTCGTAACGTATCAAACCACGAGACAATAAGTGCTTACTATGACCAAGACGAAGGCCAATATCATATTTTCTTTCCATTTTCTGACCAGATAACAAAGCGCCTAACCCTATCATTGAACCCAATGCAGGGAGGCGAAAGTAAGTGGTCGTCTGGTGAGTTCTTAAATGCTGTATGTGGCGTACAGCTAGGAGGGCAAACCTTATTAGGTACACCGGGCGGTGTGTGGGAACGTAAGCGTATCGAAGATGTTACGACCCATAGCCCCGAAATGGTAGTTACTACCCCAATTCTTTGGCAGGGAGCGATTAACGACACCAAAGAAAGCTACAGCTTTATTCTTCAAGCCACTGGAAAAGGAGAGCTACAGGTTGAAGCTTTTGATGAGAGGGGAAGGTACTTGTCTGCTATCCAGTTTCTTATTGAAGGAGACGGTGCGGACGACAAGTTCCCCGATGTTCCGTTACAAAGACAGTATGAGCGCAAATTTGAACACCGCTATCGTGGGGTTCAGTTCCGTTTCACGACGAAGGGGAAGGGACTGCTTAAAATCATAGGCTTTGCAGTTCAGGTAAGGAGTTAAAATGGCACGTCTAAGACAACAACATCCCCAGAACTATGTGAACTCTGGGAACATTCACACGGATTTCGAGAATGTCATCCGTTACATCAACTCAGCAGAGCTTGGAGACAAGACAGTCTCAGAGCTTTTACGCGTATTATTCGATGAAGAAGGAGTCTTCCAAGGTCCGATTCAAATGCGAGTCGACACAGAAGAAGGTCTCCAGTATCGAGTCGGACAATATACGAGCGACTCGGAAGGGTGGGAAAGTCTTGTTACTCTCGCATCTTTGCGTGGCCCTGCTGGTCAATCGGTTGGTAACGTAGAAGGACCATTCTTTTTCAACCGAAAAGATTATATTATTGGCTCAACGGTAACAGGCATAACAATTGATGCGGGAGGCTCTGGCTATACTGACGCCCCCACAATTACCTTAAGCGCACCCAATGAACCAACTGGCGTTCAGGCTACTGCAACCGCTACAATTGGCGGTACAAATGGTGATGAGGTTACATCCATCACAGTTACAAATGCAGGCTCTGGGTATGCAACTGTACCAACTGTAACAATAACAGGGGGCAACGGCTCAAACGCTGCTGCCACAGCAACGATAGGCTCTCCTAATGCTGTAGTGCCATACAGCTTTGACCCATCTACTGATGATATTGTTGTCTATCGAAATGGCTTACTTCTTTATGATTCACTCGCAGCTACCGCACAGTATGCCAAAAGCGCTTCACAAGGAACAGTTACGCTGTCTAGTAACCTGAACCCAGTTCTTGCGAATGATGATAAGATTTCAATCTACTCTGTACGTTCACAAGCCGTAACGAACTATCGTAGAGCAGACGAGCTAATCGCTCAGACACAACAAGCTGTGGCGTTTATACATTCTGAAGATGAAAAGCTTTTGGTATTTAGAAACGGTGTTCTACAGCAAGAAGGTGGTTCTGCCGACTATCTCGCATCTAGCTCAGTCGGTACAATTACATTCCTTGATACATCCAACCCGCTTACATCTGGCGAGATTGTGACCATTGTCACAGTCGAGAACCAGTCTTTGAAGACTGTTGCTGGAATGATGTTCGAGGACGAGTACACTAACGAGTCAGGTTTCATTCGATTTGCTAAGCTCGCAGTAGAGAATGATGAAATACCTCAGGGCAAGGTCGCAAATCTAGCAACATCTCTTGCTGGAAAAGCCAACCTTATATCACAAACAAACAGCCCGACATCACCTCAAACTGGAGACTTGTGGCTTGATACATCGCTTGTCCCTGCCATCTTGAAGTTCTATGACGGTACTCAGTGGCTTGAGACATCACCAGAATCCTCACTTCCTACATTTGTTCAGACAAATGCTGGTGAGTATGTCCGTGTGAACGGTACTGGTACAGCGTTAGAATATGGTGACATCGACTTCTCAGCCCTTGTTCCTAAGACTTACATGGGCGCTGCAAACGGTGTAGCAACTTTGGATACTGGTGGTAAGCTACCAGTAACACAGTTACCTGAAACATTCTCCACTCAGTCTATTCCATTCTTCTCACCACACGAAGACAGCGCAGCAGCAATAGGCAACAAGACTTACTTTGTTACACGCTTGTGGAAGCAGACAATCCGTATTGATGGACTTGCATATAAGCTAAACTCTGGCTCTTGCACAATCCAGCTATCGGTGGATGGTACGCCAGTGGGTAATACTTTCAATGTGACAAGCTCACTTCAGAACGACAACCTAGCAACAGTTATTGAGATTGATGCAACGGTTGCCTCGAAGCGACTTGAGCTAGTCGTAACCAATAACTCATCAGGGCAGACTTTAGAAGTCGCAGTCGCGGCGGCTACAGTCAACGTCTAAGGGAGTCGACTATGCCGGGAACAAAAATGATGCCATCCGTTTTTGACGGAATTCCTGATAAGGAAGAAATGGAGAGACATTACGAAGCCATGAGGGGTGGCGACAACCAGATGTCTTACACAGAAAAAGGCGAAATGGTTATCCCCGTAGAGGTGCAGAAAGCCAACCCAATGCTGGTTATGGCAGCAATGCAAACAATGGCCGATATGGGCGCAGACCCAACTCGCTACATTTCTGGCTCTCCAACAGGAAGTTACAATCCAGAAACTGGTGTTCAGGAGTTTAATTGGTACGAAGAGTTATTTAATACTGCTGCTGAATACACAAGAAAAGGACTTAACTATGTATCCAACAGTGACGTGGGTAAAGCTCTTGCAACGGCTGCGATAACAGCGGGCGGCGCAAAGCTCGCAGGCGCTGACACCAAGGCGTCTTTGGCGGCTGGTGCTGGTGCTGGGCTGGGATATTACGC